TAGGACCGGGTACATCGGAACAATAAGTAGGATAACACTCTAAAACAGTCGTTACATCAATTACTTCATCTGTGCAAGGGTTAACAACCGTATTACAGAGTAAACTTCCACCCTCCTTGATTGAATCGCTCTGACAGCCATATGGTGCCGGTATATTAAAATTAAACGGTCCAGGAATATTATTTGTATTTCCATTTGTAGGCACATTGATAAAGTTAACTTGCTTCAAATTAGACGTGTTTGGATTTGTATATGTTTGAGTTTGTGTGGCATATGATTTTGTTCTATTTGTCCACATACCTTTGCAAATTTGGGAATATCTTTGCGATTTTGTTAAACTGGAGCTGTTTTTTTTATATTGTAAAATATTACCCTTATACAATAATTTATCATAATAATCTGCTGCTATAGGTGTTGTTGTTTTACCGGTTAAAGGCGAATAAATAGAATTATATGAACTATCGACAGTAAATGTACAAGGATGTTGAACCCGAGACCATACTCTTGTAGGTTTAGGATTATATGACATTTATATATAGATTATTTATTAATTATAATTAAATAATTAATAAATTTTTACAATAGACTTTTCAACAGACTTTTTACTTTTTATTATAGACTTGGGTTGTATGCATCACCGGCTCCATTAAAGTACCATCTTAAAGATAAGTAGTTAGTAAGTTTATCACTCATTCCATTACTACCTATCATTGTAGTATTGGGTCCGCCATTAACTATTCTCTGTATTTCAGCAGTTCCTAAAGAATAATCGTAATACCACAAATTAGAAACATTTCCATCGAACCCACCATTGAGACCAACAAAAACATCACCGTAATTTTGTTTTGGCACACCCATTAAACTAATACTTCTAACAATAGTTCCGTTGGCGTAAACATCAAGTGTTGTATTTTTACATCTGATAATAACATTAAACCATTTATTAATCGGAACATCAGGTACAAGTATTTCTTCATTAATCACATTATATGTATTCATCATTACAACAAGATTATTTTTATATGGTGTTAAATACAATCCTGGCGCATTATTAGGGAAAACCAAACCATTTGTTTCTAAATTACTATTTCCTTTGCTGAAAATATGTCTATATTGGCCTTCGAGATATTGCATACTATTAATAAAAATCCATACAGACCAACTAAATTCAATACCGCCGCTAGAATTAACAGACCTATAAATAGTAACAGCGCCATTACTACTTGGGTCTTGAGGGAAAACTACCAATTGTTTAGCATCAACCATACCATTAATCAAATGTGGTGAACTGGTAGGAGTTAAAAAATATGATATAGTTGAAATACCAACTCTTAATAATATAACAAATGCGAAAATTACTAAAATTAGAAATGCAAATTTTGCCACTAAACTATTCGATTCTAAAAAAGATGGGGAACCAATATTTCCATTAGTTGTAGAAAATGATTTAAATGCTTCATTATCACTCATTATATATAAATAAATAAGAAAATTTAATAGTATTAAAAATTCTAAATAGTAACACTACTTTGTGTTTGTCCGTTTTCTACAAGAGCAATTTGTACCTGGTATGAATTTATCATCGAAGACCAACTACCGTATCCTTGTGTATAAATATTCCAAGCTTCCTGAGGGTTGAGCGAATCAGGGTAATATTGTAATTTGGATGTCCAACCATCAAATCCACCATTAGGTGTCACGTAAATATTCGAATTATTATTAACACTTGCTACACCTGGTAACAAACAAGTTCTTACCAATTTACCATCAATATAAATATCCATTGATCTACCGTAAACACTAACAATTAAGTTAACCCATTTTTGTATAGGTATATTGGTAACACTACATGTTTTAACAATTGTTCTTCCATTAGGTGTAGATGGTTCTTGATTAGCGCCTAAATAACATCCAACAGATACAAAAACGTTATTTTCTATTGCGCCTAAAGTAACAGCGGGGCAAGGATCTAAACCACTTACTCCCTCAATCGACCCATTTCCATTACTACTCTTTGCTCCCATTCTACCAAAAATAACTTTGGGTTCTCCGTAACGATAATTCCAGTCATTTATATAGAACCATACAGAGTATGCAAAGTTACTTGATGGAACATCTGTACCATTTGTTGCTAAACTAGACGCCGAAATTGTAGACGCAGTTTGACCGCTTTGTATACCTTGTAATGTATTTGGGTCAGATAAAATATATTTCCATATAATAAACAACAAAACAATTATAACAATTATGATGACAATACTAAAAGGACTCATTGATATAATATAGATTTAGAAATTTTCTGTGTTTAGTTAATTAATTAAAATTACTAATTAACTAATAATATATTTAATTTATTTAAAATAATTCGTTATACTCTTCTTCATATGAGCTACTTGCTGTGTTAATATTATTTTTCATAATAGTTATATTTGAATCTTTTGTTACAGGAAGCTTTTTATCTTTAATCATATTATACAAAAAATAAATATTCAACGCGGTTAATGCTTTCTTAAAATATACTACATTACATATTCCGCCATTTATTCCATTATCTTCACCTATTTTTAAATTATCTAAAGTATAATACGGAACTACTCCTATATCCGATTTTACTAATTCACCGTTTAAAAATATATCTAAAATACCTCCACTATAATTAATTATAATGTTATTCCATTTTTGTAATAACATATTGTGATTAACATACATGATTCTGTTACCATTATCGTCAAACTCTGTTAGTTTATTTGATGTAGTTTTTTGTAAGTCTTTTTGTTCCATAGTAACCATAAGTGAATTTGTTTTTCCATTATAAAGCACATTTGGTTTGCCGCCAAAATTTATAAGTGATGTATATTTATTATAAGATTCATTTGTATTTGGAGCGTCGGAATTTATATAAATCCAAGCTGAGATAGCATATTGGTAGTCAAAAGTATCACTACCATTTAATTCTTCGTATGTTCCCAACGAATATTCCTTATTTGTATTAACTGGTTTATTTACCAGTAATTCTCCTCCTTGTAAATTAAGTTTATTGTATAAAAAGGGCCCAAAAATATATAAAAGTACCAACAAAATCGCTACAAAAAGCATTATGAAAGAATTTTTCTCTCTTGTAAAATAACCAGGACCTGTTTGAACTCCAGATTGAAAAACTGAATCAATCACACCTGAAAATAAACAAGGTATGTAAAAAATCAGATTGATAATAATATCAAAAAATGCATTCTTTTTAGCATTTGTGTTATTATCTGGAATTTTTACATTCATTGTTCTATAAACCAACGTTAAAACGATAAGAACTATTAATAAATTTAAAATAAAATTGGTTATACCATTTGTACCTGATAAATGTTGTATACTATAAACAATCCAAAAAATTAATAAAGCTGAAATTGTCATTCCAAATAAAAACAACAATGCTTTTTTAAAAGTATCCATACTACTCGATGGGCCATCGTACAAATTAGCTCCTATCATTATAACCCATAAAACGACAATCCCTATTAAAAGTGTCATAATTGGTACTACTTGTGTATTATCCTTTTTAAAAAACCCTCCTGGGTAAGTTGATATTATGACTGTTATTGCAATTAGAAAAATTAAAAAAAAGAGACTACTATAAAACGAAAAGTTTGTAAAATTGCTAAAAAAATTAGTTGCTCCAACACCAACCTTGCTTGGAACCGTTAAAAGAAGTATACTATATACTAACCCAAATAAAATTAAAACAACTGTAAATATCAATGAAGGTCCAAAATATTTACTTATATATCCACCTGGATTAAAACTGTACAATAAAATAACTATTACGACAAAAAAGAATAGCAAAAGCAGTGATTTTATTCTTTCATAGTTAACATTAAATTCGGCAATATAATTTGTCGAAACACCTTTGTAAAAAAGTATAAATCCTAATATTCCTATTACTATAAGAATAATATTAGCGTATTTATTAATTATATCTACTGGTGTTAATCTAAAAAATAAAAGTATGGCTATTGTAAAAATCATTATCAAAAATACCCATTTTATTTGGAAAAAAAAATCAAACAATTTATAATTATCAGGTAAAAGATAAATACATAAAGAAATAACTAAAAATAAAACAAAAAAAATTATAAGCACATTATATGTTATTTGTTCATTTGTTTTATCCATTGCAGGAACATTACTTGGAATTTTTACATTATAAATAATCATAAACATACTAATAATCATTATCAAAATAATAAATGATAAGAAAAATAACCATTTTGAAGTTTTAAAAAGCGGTAACATATTATAACTAGGAATTGCTGGATGTGGTTGTATTTGTGTATTCATATATTAATATTATACAATAATATTTTTTCTATAACTTTTTTTTGCGAAAACTATAAAAAAAGTAATAGTTAAATAATCTACATATTTTCACTGGCTGTTTTTTTCCCGTGACAGTTTCTACATAGAGCAATTAAGTTTTGTACATCATTTCCACCACCATACTCTAAACGTATTCTGTGATCAATTTCAAATGTGTGATCGAGTTGTGCCTCACAATGTCCACATTTCCAATCTTGTTGCGACGCTACATATTTCTTTTTAGTTTCACTAACAGAACGTTTTGTGCCATTTTTTCCTGAATTTACAATTCTTCTATCGGCATTGCATAAACCGGTTGTCCCCATTAAATTACTGTCCTCTATATTATTGAATGATTCCATAAAACTCCTATCACAAGATGAAGTGAAATCAAAAATTGGACTAAGCATATCCATAGATGTTTTATCAATCGGCATAAATTTAACAACATTATTCGCATATAACAACATATTGCGTCCTTTATTTGGGTTTCGTTTTAAAAGTAGGTAAATACCTATACCTAAAAGTGCGTAAAAAATCATTTTATAATATTTCTTAAATGACAATAACATTTTAGAATATTTACCGTCACTATACGCATTATATATAAAAAATGCCGTTAAACCTAATACAAATATCTCTAATCTCATTATTATATATATATTTAGGTAATAATAATAAATGATAAATAAATGGTAAATAATAAATAAATGGTAAATAATAAATAAATGGTAAATAATAAATAAATGGTAAATAAATGATAGTCTATTTCTTATATTAATTTTAATGGTTTATAGAGTCAGAAAATTTAAAAACTATTAGTCTTAAATTATAATAAAATATTTTATTATATATAATATGTCTGCTTTTA